AACTGTGAAATTGTAGACTACAGCAAGGCCTGGTAATGAGCGACAAGTTGAACATTGGCAACGAAATGCGACAGTTGGATCGCAAGAACAGAAACTTTTATCAAGAGCTGACTGACGAAGAACGCAAGAAGTTTTCGACATTTCTAATGATCAGATGGGGCAGTTCAGTAGAAGGTTCACCGGAACTGCAACAGTTTTATCTCATTGCCACTAATGAACGGCTCAACAAGCATTTCTTTACACTGAGCAAGCACCCAGAACTGCAATGGCTGTGTGCCACCACTGTGAGTCCAGATATGGGCACTCCTAGGCATACTTGGATTGCTCCAAAGAAAAAAGAACCCGGTGCCAGCAGTATACGCAAGCAGTTGTCGGAACTGTACCCGCATATGAAAGATGACGATATTGCTGTGCTGGCGTCAATGACAACCAAAAAAGAAATTGACGAACACTACAAGTTGATGGGCCAAGAAAAGAAAAAATGAAGCACACTTGTCAGTTTTGTAAAAAAGATTTTGTTAGAGAAACAAGTCTCACTGTGCACAGTTGCGAGCCACGCAAGCGTAGACAGGAACGTTCGGAACGTGGGGTAGAACTGGGGTTTCAGGCATACATCAAATTTTATGAAATGACGCAGGGCAGTGCCAAGTTAAAAACCTATGATGATTTTTGTGAAAGTCCTTATTACAAGGCTTTTGTCAAGTTTGGACGTTACTGTGTGAGTATACGTGCTATCAATCCTGCAAGGTTTATGGAATGGGTACTAAAGCAAAACAAAAAGATTGATCATTGGTGCAGTGACACAGTTTACACAGAGTACTTGGCGTTTTATTTGCGTGTGGAAAATGTCGACGATGCATTGGCCCGTGCAATGGAGTTTGGTATTGATTGGTCAGAAAAAACAGGCAATCCACCGCATGATTGTTTACGCTACGGCGGCACCAATGCAATGGTGTATGCTGTCACAGCAGGACGTATCAGCCCTTGGATAATATTCAACAGTGAGTCTGGGCAACATTTTTTAAGTGAGTTAAATCAGGAACAGATTGCTATAGTGTATCCTTATATTGATGTTGATCACTGGCAAAAACGATTTCAGGACTATCCTGCAGATCAAGAGTATGCCAAGGATATTTTAAAACAGGCAGGTTGGTAATGCAACATCCATTAATTTATGTAAATGGTTGTAGTTATAGCGATGAAAATTATCATCCAAACATGCTAGATAACACGTATGCACATCATTATGGACGCATGGTTAATGGATTTGTATTAAGTCGAGCCAGGTCCGGCAGTTGTAATCGACGCATTATCAGAACCACAGTCCATGACATTATTCAACAAAGACAACTAAATCCAACTCAGCGGATTGTTGCATTTGTTCAATTGACTTTTGAAATACGAGATGAAATATGGGTTGATGACATTGAGCAAACATTAGACCCATGTGAATCTCATTTTAGAACACATCAATTTAGCACATGGCTAAATTGGAAAGAACGACTTTTAAACAATACTAAAATATCAAATGCTACAGGATTTTTACGTAAATGGTCCGAAGGCCGAGCATTTTTTTATAACTCGTATGCCGAACGAACAAATTTACTATTAGATGTATTGCTTTTACAAAATTTACTTAAATCGTTAAATGTTGAATACTTAATTTTTCAAGGTCCTAAAGCTGAAATTTTAAGTAATGAATACCTTAAAGATTTTTTTCGGATACAACTTGACAATCCGCGTGTACTAAATTTTGAAACATTTGGATTTTGTAATTGGTGTAACGAACAAGGATTCGTTCCGATAGAATTACAGGAACCGCGTGATATTGGTCATTATAACAGCGACGCTCACCGGGCTTTTGCTGAAAAATTTTTATATAATATATTATGAGCGCAGATATTGACATTGACTTTGCTGATCGCAATCAATTGCTTGAATTGATTCAGCACACACCAGCACGTCAATTACATCAAGGGCAAGTGCGTCGACACAATTCCGGTGTGTATGTTACCAACATTCCGCAAGATCCAGTCAACCATTGTGCTGCCATTGACTACAAAGCCGCAGAAGAATTAGGATACTTTAAAATTGACCTGTTGAACATGAGCGTGTATCAGTTGATCACCAGTCCCGAACACTATGCCACAGCACTGGCACAAGAACCTGATTGGGCCAAACTATGGACTGATACAGAGTGGACCCAACAGTTGGTACACGTTGGCAACTATACAGACTTGTTAAAAGAGATGCGGCCAGATAGTATTCCGCGAATGGCAGCATTTATCAGTATCATTCGTCCAGGCAAGGCGCATTTGCAACAACAGCCGTGGGACACGGTGTTCGAAACTGTATGGGATGGTGACGAATCTCAGGGTTACACATTCAAAAAGTCACACAGCCTAAGTTATGCAATGCTGGTAGCACTGCACATGAACTTGCTCACTCCATCCTGCGAACAAGTGTAATGGATTTTCGTTTGCTTTTCTTAAGAATAATATCAGCTAGGCTACACACAGGACCGTGTAGTATTTCAAGATCTTTGTTGATGAATGTACGCAGGCAAGGTTTGAATATTTCCCAGTCTTTTTTCAGGAAAATGTTGATAGGAATACTGCGATTGCTTTCCCACCACCATACGTTGGCCAACTCTAAAAATCGATGTTTCATTGCTGGATCGTGTATACTTCCAAAGTCGTATATGGTTGTAACAAGATTATCTTGATTCTGAACTATGCCCACATATTCCGTTGATGCATACACACACAACGTGATAAAAGGATACTGCTCGCTTAGTTTACTAAAGATATCATTGCCCATCTGGATATTTATACCTTGTAGTTTTGGGCAGTATTAAAGTGCCTGTCCGGGTTGTCAAGCTCGCTAAATACATCATATGTATTCAACCACTGCCTACCTTTACCAGCAAGTAATTAGAGTTTTAACTCCTGACACCAGTGGTGCTTATTTCAATCTGAGGTACGATCCTGTGTATGCTAAAAAACTAACAATCAACAAAGGTGTTGACAACGTGGTGTTGTTTGAGTTTATCAATCAAGACGAAAAACCTGTGAATATAACAGGCAGCACACTGACATTTAGAATGGTCAGTCAAAATGGCGACGCATTGCTAGCACAAAAACAAATGGAAATCATCAATGCTGTGTACGGTCGTGCCAAAGTCACACTGACGCCTGCTGAACTTGATGCAGTTGAAGCACAACCAGCAGGCTACAGCATTATGCGAGCCAGCGGCAACTTGATAGAAGCAGTATTTACTGATGCACAAGCAGGCGCCCGTGCTCCAGCTGATATTGTGGACAGCATTTATCCTGAATTTGTGCCCAGCAACGAACTCACAATTCCCACTGTGAACTTGTCGGCACAGACCAGTTATGGCGGCAGCAGTGGATCACAATATCCAGATTGGGCATTGCAAGCAGGACAACCAATTGGGTCAACTACTCCATACCAGTCAACCGAATACTACAGCAGTCAAATTGAGCCACGCGGTCCTGTTACCACCATACAGATGGATTTGATTGGCTATACAGGCACAATCAAAGCACAAGCAGCCGAAACGTATCAAAGTATTTGGTACAATGTAACACCATCTACACAGTACTTGAATGCAACCGAAACTATCCATATGAATGTGATTGGGTGGCATCCATTGTTGCGTTTGTGTTTCAACAACAGTGTGACCACAACTGGTTTGGATGGAACCAACTTCGGAACGGCTGCCACAGCCAATGCAGTGGTAACTGACGGTGTTGTTACCAGCGTATCTGTAACCAGTCCAGGTTCTGGATACCAAGCACCTCCGTTGATAACTTTTGTTGGAAATGGTGCCGGAGCAACTGCCACTTCTACAATTGGTGCAGGTGGCGTATTAACAGGAATCAACTTGACTTCAGGTGGTTCTGGATATCGTCCAAATCCTTATACCATGTTGTCAATTGCTGTGATAATATCCACTGGGCATATAGAAAATATAAAATATCGTTAAGCCAAATCAAGTTGATTCTTGTGGCAAACCATGTTATAATAGTAGCATGATCGATGTGTTAGCATTTTTACCCAGCAAAAGAAAACAGTCTAGTTCTGGGTGGCTTAGTTTCAATGCACCATGTTGTGTGCACAACGGGAACAGTCAAGATCGCAGAGGCAGAGGCGGCATCAAAGTTTCTGATCAAGGCTGGAGTTACCACTGTTTCAACTGTGGATACACTGCCAGTTTTATTTTGGGACGCAACATTGGATTCAAAGCACGTAGATTGCTTGAATGGATAGGTGTCTCGGAAAACGATATCAATCAAATCAATCTTGAAAGTATGCGCCATCGCAGTATGGAAGGCATGCTGGAAGATCGCCAACGTGAGTGGAACAACACAAAGCCAATTGAATTTAAGGAAGCAGAACTTCCTGAGTTTTCAGACTTTGTCACACCCGACAGTCCAGCGGAATGGACATACTTGCGAAGCAGATGCATTCCTGAAGACTATCCATTGATGGTGGCAGCCACCAGTAGAAGCGGCGTTGTTATTCCGTTCACATACAACAACCAAGTTGTGGGCAGTACAATTCGATTCTTAGATGATCGCAACCCACGTTATATCAACGACATGCAACAGGGGTATGTGTTTGGCATGGACCTACAACAAACTGGGTGGCAACATGTGATTGTGACAGAAGGCATATTTGATGCGCTGTGTATCAGTGGATTGGCTGTTATGCACAATCAAATAAGTGACGAGCAAGCAAGATTGATACGCAGTTTGGGACGCGACGTCACTGTGGTGCCAGATCAAGACCAAGCAGGGCTTGCACTGATAGACCGTGCAGTGGAGTTGGGGTGGGCAGTGAGCATACCCGATTGGCCCAACACTGTAAAAGATATCAATGATGCTGTGAAACTGTGGGGCAAGTTGCCAACGTTGCTAACTATAATGCAATCGAGAGAAACAAGCAAAATAAAAATTGAGTTGAGGAAACGTCAACTTGAAAAGAAAATCAACAGACCAAGAGAAATAGATGCTTAAAGAATACGGATTAGATGTACAACGATTGTTTTTAGAAATGATGCTGGAAGATGCTTCCAGCTATGTGCGTGTACAAAACATTTATAACCCTGAGAACTTTGATAAAAGTATTAGGTCGGCAGCAGAGTTTATCAAAGAGCACTCTGAAAAACACAAAACAATGCCAGATCGTACACAGATCTCGGCAACATCTGGTGTCAAACTATCGCCGGTTCCGGACTTGAATGAAGGACACTATGAATGGTTCATGACCGAGTTCGAAGCGTTCACTAGACGTCAAGAACTTGAACGTGCTATTTTAAAAAGTGCTGACTTGTTGGAAAAAGGCGACTATGATCCAGTTGAAAAACTGATCAAAGACGCAGTGCAGATCAGCTTGACAAAGGACATGGGCACAGATTATTTTGCCGATCCCAATGCTCGTATCAACAAATACTTCAACTCAGGTGGACAAGTGAGCACAGGTTGGCCACAAGTGGATCGATTGTTGTATGGCGGATTTAGTCGCGGTGAACTAAACATCTTTGCTGGTGGATCAGGATCAGGCAAGAGTTTGGTAATGATGAATATTGCACTGAACTGGTTGCAACAAGGACTCAGCGGTGTGTATATCAGTCTTGAATTGAGTGAAGAACTTACAAGTTTGAGAACTGATGCAATGTTGACCAACATGAGTACCAAAGATATTCGCAAGGATATTGATACTGCTACTATGAAAGTCAAAGTTGTTGGCAAAAAGTTTGGACAGTATCGTGTCAAAGCATTGCCGGCACAGAGCAACATCAATGACATTCGTGCATACATCAAAGAAGTGCAAATCCAAACAGGTATCCGAGTAGACTTTATCATGTGTGATTATTTGGACTTGCTGATGCCGGTTAGTGCCAAAGTCAGCCCCAATGACTTGTTTGTCAAAGACAAGTATGTGAGTGAAGAACTTCGTAACTTGGCAAAAGAATTGAATGTGCTGTTTGTGACTGCATCGCAGTTGAATCGTAGTGCTGTTGAGGAAATTGAATTTGATCACAGCCATATTTCAGGTGGTATTTCAAAGATCAACACAGCAGACAACGTGTTTGGTATCTTTACAAGCAGGGCAATGAAAGAGCGCGGCAAGTATCAGATACAGTGTATGAAAAGTCGTAGCAGTACAGGTGTTGGACAAAAAGTTGATCTAGAATACAACATTGACACTATGCGTATCACAGACAACGGTGGCGATGATGACAACAGCAGTGGATCATTTAAAAAGCCCAGTATATACGAAAGCATCAAACCACAAAGCCGTATCAGCAATCCCGAAGGAACCCCTGCATGGAACAAACCTGCTGACGGTGAAACAGCCAAAGTCACAGCAGATGTACAAAGCGCTAAACTAAAGCAATTGCTTGGACAAATCAAACAAACATAACATTGAGCTAAATTCTAATAAATAACACAAAGGTCCGGGACTATTATGCAAAAGAAAACTAGAAGTTTATTAGAAGAACTCGATTCAATGTACATTGAGCGTGATCAACGCCATGTGATTGAGACTCGTGCTAGTAATATCATTGCCAGTGCTATACGGTTGCTAGAGCAAATTGACTCTAGTTATGATCCCGAAGTGGCCAAGAATTTGCAACGCAAGTTGATCAATGCCATCAACCTACGGGATCCTGGCAAGTTTACTAGAACAGTGAGAAGAACAGATGCAAATTCATGAATTAAACAAGCGTAACGTTTTGGAGCAACGTCCACCAAAACCAGCGCCAGTGACAGGACTAGACACTAGTAAAGTGTCTCCGTACATTGCAGCTCAAATTAAAAAAGCCGAAGCAGACTCACAAGCAAACTTAACACAACAAGCACAAGCGCCTGCACAACCAGCGTCTGTACAACCGACCCGTTCTCAAAATATACCAATAAATCCCAATGTAAAACCCGGTGGCAGCAAAGAAGCCCAAGCGTTTCAAGCACAACAGGCAGCACAACAGGCAGCACAACAGGCAGCACAACAGGCTGCACAACAGGCTGCACAACAGGCAGCCAAGCCAACCTGGCGTGATAACATCAAAGGGTTTGGAAAAGCAGTTAAAAATGCAGCCGTTGACTCTACTCGTAGCAAATGGGATCCGGCATACGCATACGGTGACCCTGGTAGGCCTACCGCAGCACA